GCCCCCACGAGTTCTAATAACTTCATCAAAAGTGATCCCAGAAACCCAGTCTATTTCTTTTCCTAAATATTGCTCTAAGTCTAAAATTGTATAAATAATTTCATCATCTTCAGCTGTAGCAATAAATGGCTTCTGGATGCGATCCTCTACCAACTGCCTTATTTTCTTATCTGGAAAAAGACAATTTTTATCTTCAATTCTTACAAGAGAAAAGACGTTATAATCACTGGGGTAGTTTGCGGCTATATATGCGCTGCTTTGACCTCCTGAAACACTTGTTACTTTTTTCATTATTAAATTTTAGTTTAAGAACACACGTTGCATAACATTATATAAAAAACAGTTGCTTAATCCCGTCCAATTTGCCGAAGCAGTTTTTAAGAACCAAAGTGATTAATACCTATTCCCGGTAGTGTCTATGCACGCAACCGATTTTTTATACCTGTCCGTTATGCAGCAGTCGATCAAGATTTGTAAAATCTAAATTCATATTTACCAATAGCGATTTTAAATCCTAAATCTTTTACTCCTTTCATTCTCTGGTATCTAAACCATTTTCCACCAATTAAGTATCTTCTATTTATAATTTTTAATTTCATTCTGCTTAATTTTTAGTTGTGACCGACTGCATAACACTGTATATAAAATAGCGGCTGAAAATGCCCTTTTTGAATTATTATCAGTTAAACATTACAAACCTAGTTTTTTACGGAAGGTTCTATTTTTATAATTAATTAGTCCCGTGGCATGAGCATGTGCAGTATTTTCTGCAAAGGTTACGTACTCTAAATTATCAAGAAGATTATTTAATTTGTTCCCGTCTTTGTGGTTCACGCAATATCCTTCAGTCGGAACTCCTTCAAATGCCCTCATTACTAATTGATGAACCCCGTATTGTCTTCTATGTTCAGAATTTGATACTCCAACTGAATAATATCCGCCGTTATTTATATAAGGCTTTAGGATCTTTTCAGGGGTAATTCTAGTACCATCCCCAATATTGGGTAAATTTCCTGTAATTCTTCTAAGGCTTTTAATTCTACCAATATTACTAGCTTCATAATTTTCATAACCGGGAATCTTTTTCCACTCTTCTTTTATCATATCAATAATTTTTTCTCGTTAGCCTTTGCACTTTTAATTTTAAAAATATCTTTTCTTTGCGAATCTTTCAACTAAAGCCACTTTCCAACAAACAAATCCTTACAAGTCAACCATAAACCAGTGGTAGAGTCGACGCTATCATCGTTAAACCCGCCTTTCCCGTTCAGCTTCTTATCTTTGTTGTAAGCGAAGAACTCCCGCATGGCTTTGTCGTACATGCTGCCGCTCTCGTAGTCGTCCCTGAAGTAGAAGTAATTCCGCACAAAGCCTGAATTAGATATGATCCTGCGGTGTTTGTCTCCTGAAGCGGTGAAAGGGTACATCATAGCCCCGACCATATTAGAAACGGCCTCATAATAAGCGGCCCCGGCTCCGTTGGTTTCAATTGCCAGGTGTTCTATTTTGTTTAATGCTGCAAAGGCTCCTAGCTCTGGAATGGTGACGTCTTGATTGTCCTGACTGAAATACCAGTCCACTATGTAAATACGATCTTTTACAACGGCTCCCACGGGACCAGAGACAGAATCGGTTCCACGGTCTGCCGGGTCAATGAACTGTACAATAGCCTCGACGTTATCCCAGTTTAAATCTTTGAGTTTGAATCTTGAAGTTTCGGTGCGTTTGAAGACAGCGCCTTCTTTGTCTTTTAGCCAGCCTCCTATATATTTATGGTTGAACAGCTCCCAGTCGGTTTCAGCTATCTTATCCCATGCATCTAATAACTCTTCATTCAGGTTTTCCCGGTTGTCCAGGTACGTGGTATGGATGTTCTCAACTCTAGGGTGCGTTGTGGTAGTATAAGTGAAGTCGATACCTTTAAAAGTGAGCGTGTTGTGCTGCTTATATCCTACATAAAATCTTTTATAAATAAAGCTTTCGTCCGCCACATCGGGGTTTTGAATCCATATAACACGGTTTTGAACGCCTTTTTTACGGATTGAATCGTCGATGTCTCTAAAGCTCTTTTCGTCTTTGTAGTCTTCCCCTTCTTCAATTACCCATGTGGTGATACCGGGTAAGGATTTCAATTTTGCTGTCTGGTCCCCTGAATTGGTTTTTATACCTGTGAAGAAAATGAAAGATCCTGTGAGCTTATTTACAATATGGGTTTTAGTGATTGTAAAGTCGTTGGTAATTCCCAGTCGTTCTAAGGTCTGTTTGAATTCTGGTATAATGGATTTTTCCGCAGATACCATTGTATACCTAGTGAATAATATTCCGTGGTTTTTTTCGTAGGTAAGCCTTGCAATGAATTCATGCACAGTGTGGGTTTTTCCTGATCCCCTGCCGCCGGTTAAAAGAAAGTAACGCTTTTCTGAAGCGTAGAGGGGTTCAAACTTCTCATTGATCTTACTTACTGGCTCTTCACCCATTTGATAGGAGGGATATTGACGTTGGTGACTTTCTGGGTATTGTCCTTTTCGTAATAACCTAACATCTTGTTTTGCTCTTTAATGGCTGAAATAGCATCCTGGTAACGCTCTTTTTCTGCTGCCAGTTGTTTGAACTTCTCAAGATCATTCAATTGGCTGTCAAAAGTGATTTCGCTGCGCTTTTCTCCTTCTTTCTTCAGTTCCTTAATCCTTAGTGCGACCTTAGTCTTATTTGCAAGCTTAGAGGCGTTTACATGGATTGTTTCAGGTTTACCTTTGCTGTTTGGATATGCAAGGCGATATGCTTCAGAATTATCTTTTCCTAAAGCTATTTCTTGCGCAAATCTTTCCTGCTTATCGGTCATTATACCAATTCTTTATTTTCCAATTCTTCCGCCTGTACTTCCATTTGTCGGATCTGTTCTTCTTTTATTGCTTTGTCGCAGTCCCAGGGCTTTTTGTAATTGTTGAACTTGTAGGTATTTCCTATTAGTATTCCGGAGGGGTGCGGTTTAAATCGGCTCATTTATGATATTTCTCAAAGAAGTTGTAAATTTCCTCTGCCTGAGCTTTGTATTTTTTCGCCTTATCCAAATCAAAACAATTTTCTCCTTCGTTTTCGTTTATCAGAAATCCGGTGAGCCATTGTTTTATATTCTTGCCGTCCATTATCAAAACAAAAACTTCAGTAGTTGCGTTATAAACTGGCTTGCTCCCACAATAGCAAAGAATCCCACAATGAATAAAGTAATCATGTGAGGCTTGCTTTTCTTGAAGGCGGTCCAGTTGATTATTGGTTGTTTCATAAAATGCTTTTTAAAAAAAAGAGGGCTTATCCTGTTTACCTCTCTGCGTTCTCTTAGTCGCTATTCTTCAGGCAGAATTTCCAGCGACCTCTCTGGGTTTGTTGCGGGTGCCGGACTCGAACCGGCGTCTTTGGCTTATGAGACCAAGCTGGGACCACCTCCAGTCTAACCCACGATGTTTGCCGTCTTTCCGGCTGTCAACTAATCCTGCGCTATTAGCTTGCGAGTGAACCTATAGTGCCACCAAATCCGCAGTTTTATTTTTCATCCTTACTGCTCGGACAACTTCTTAAAACTCCCTTTCTTAAAGCCGTTTCGTTACATGGTAACTGCGACTCGGCATGAGGGGATGCCTTAGATCGGGAGTTTAAATTTTTCATAGCCTCGTTTCTTGCTTTAATCAAAACAGGATCTACAACAAAGTCGCCATTATCTAAATGGATTATTGTGTTATTCACTAGTAATAAATTTAAAGAGGGTGAGACCTTTCGTCTCTGTAGAAACTCAGAAGAGTTGTTTTTAAGGAATATGCAGTCTTAGCTGCTGAGATATCAAATATATTAAATCTTTATTAATGTACTACAAAAAAAGGGTTAAAAATTATATCCCTACTAAGTTTTTATGAGGCCGGGGTATTTCTTTATTTACTGGTCTCCACAGGTGTAAACAATGAGGGTGATTATTTATATAGTCCGACTTTGGAGGGTGGTATTGCACCACGCAATCTTCGGCGTCCCAAAATATATCTTTGATTTTGCACATTTCAGGCCAAGAAGGGGTGCGCGTTATCCATTCTTTTTTAAGTTGCGACTTCACATGTATGGAAACATGCTCCCAGCCTTCGCCGTCTGAAGCAATCACAAAAGCCTTTGTCCTACCACTAAGGGCAATTTCAAAAGCTCCGTTATTGCCATGCCCGTAATGGGCGTTAAAATAAATTCTTTTGTCTTGTGGTGCGTGAAACATTATTCTTGATTTTCAATTAATTCTTTTACGATCATCCTGTTGTAGTACCGATCTCCTGTGATTTGGTTCCATTTCTCAAAGCCTATGTTTGAGGCTACAGTGAATCCGTGCTGGATGGTCTGGATGTTTTGGGTTCTTTTTGCTAGTATCTGTACCGTTCGGTTAAGGCTCTGGAAGAAATAGGTTGCTTCTACTTGTTCTCTGGTGACTGTTTTAGGGGGCGGGGGTGGGGTTTTCATCTATCTGGGGGTATAGTTGGTTAAAAATTTCTTTTGCTTTTTCTGGTGGGGCTTCAATGTGAACGGTGAAGCCTTTGGATGTGGTGAAGGTCATAACTTAACCGGTTTTGAAATTCTGTTTTTCTTCACGTGCCTGTGGATTTTATTCACCCAGCGGTTGAAGTTTTTTGGCTCCCAGTTTTGGGGGATGTGGTTTACTTGTGTGTTCATTGGTTAGGTTTTTTAAAATATCTTTAATTGGCCTTTTGGCTTTAATTCAGCGCATTTTCTGCACTCTTTTTCTTTTTCGGTAACATTCCAAGCCGAGCCGTTCAAAGAGTTATTACAGGCCACGTAGCCGTTTGTAACGTAGTGTTCAACGCCTTCGATTATTACGGTTCCCTGCTCAGCTACTTTCATTCCTTCTTTGATCTTGTAGTGCATTACCGGGTATTCCTCTTTTTTAATTCCGCTTCAATCAATTCAAGTGCATCTGGCTCTTTACCTGATTCCCTTAGCCTTTCAGCTCCAGCAATGAGTTCTTTGGTGGTTGCTTTCCCTGCGGCTTCTTTCAAAAGCTTTAGATATACCTCCCGTTTCTGTACAGGAGCCTGGGCATTGTATTTTTTCTTCATTCTGGTGCCTAAACCTTCTCGAATTGTTTGCGGGGTGTCTGAAGTCTTGATTTTTTCAGCTTCCCCTTCTTTCCACTTGAAATTAGCCATGCCGTTTTTTTCGCCTTTTTGACGGGTATGCTGTTGCTCTCTTTCAATGGCTTTTAGTTCGAGGTATTCCGGTACCCACTTGTGAAATACCGTTTGGCTATCAAGTTTGAAATCTTTGCCGTCGCCTATTCTTCCCTGCCGGGCGTATTTGAACATCAGGACCACGTCTTCCAGGCTCTCGTAACTAAAAATTTCAAATAGATCCATAGCCATAAGCGAAGCCTGTTCTGAAGTGAATTTTTTCCCAACGTTGAAGTTTTCTGAAAGTCGTAGTACTAGAAAAGAAATTGCTTTCACTACATTTTTCCGCTCGATTTCGTTTGAAAGTTTATTCAGAGAAAGCCCTTGCATTGCTTTTGAAACCGTGAGGTTGCTTTCAAATTCCAGCAGGCCGTAATTGTCATTGGCCGCTAAACATCCTATCAACTGCCTCGCTTGCTGACTGCTTAAGCTCTTGATCTGATCTTGTTTGATTGTTATTCCTGTTTCCATTTTCGTTGTTTTTTAATTCAAAGAATCCTTTCCAGCCGTTACTCATGCTCTGGTGAATGATCTTTATGGCTGTTTTTTCGTTTCCTGTTGCTTTATTGTTCAATTCGGTGAGGGCGGCCTGTTCACTCTGGAGGGATTTAAAGCGAAAGCCGAATTCCTTTTTTTTGTAGATCTTCCAATGCTGCCACTGGGTTTTAAAAGTTTCGGTTTCAAAAGGGAAAACTACTTCATGATCCACTACTTCAATTTCACTGGTTTTCTTTTTTCCCCCTGCACCCCCTTTTTCATTTTTACTTTCATTTTCAATGTCATTGTCATTGTCAATGTCAGTGTTTTGTACTTTTTTGCTTTTAGTTTGCTTAAGGTTTGCATTAGAAGAATCTTTATTCCAGCGATTTTTTGCGGCTTTTGATCTTACTTCAGAAATATTATTTTCCTTTTCGAGGCGGCGGCTAAAAAACTCGTAACCGCCTTTTATCTCTGTGATTTCTCCGATTTCTTCAAACTGCAATTCTTGTATAATTTCCTGCACTTCGTTTGCATTAGATTTCCATAATCTTTGCAGACCTTTTGCAGACACTTTGTATCGGCTTTGCTTTCCAGAAAGATGCATTTTAAAGATTATTTTCATCCAGGCCATTTCTGCCTGAAGACTTAATACGTTACAATCTCTTTCCCAGTCACCTATATAAATTGGAATATTAGGGAGGTTTTTATCTGCCATAATTCGGGGGCTTTATTCTTTATTAATTTCTTCAGCCTTAAAAAAGTGTGCTGATCTGTCTCTGTTGGGCTTCAAATAACCCGATACCGATACATGATCCCCTATAGAGATTTCAGTTAGCAGCCTGAACCTACTGGGGCTGAATTCCGGTGCTATTTCGTGTCCGTTGGTGTCTTGAAGGATTACCTGGCGTTTGGCATATCCAGACTTCTCACAGACTTTTACATCTGAAATATCCTGTACTATGCCTTTAGCGTTGAACTTGTACATCTTTGGGGGCTATGAAGATTTCTAATTCCTTTTTCATGTTTTCCGAAATATCCAGTCCTAAGCCCTTTTTAGCCCATTGCTCTAATTTTACAGCACTTCGGTAGGCCCGGTGGATTTTCTGCCCCTGTGGGTCTTCTATGAAGTAGAACTGGCTTAACGTGGCTCCCGGAGGTGCTTTAGCTTCAATGAGGCCGATATCTTCAAGATCTGAAAGGCGGGCCGTTACGCTTTGATGTGGAAGGTTTAAGTACTTTCCAATTAATACTTTGTTCTGGCCGGGGTGTTGTTTAATAAAGCTTAAGATTCGGGCTTTGTCGCTTTGTAATTTGCCGCTGTGGACTTGGTCCATAAGGGCTTTAATTTTGGGGGAATGTTCCATGATTTTTAAATTGTGCTCTTGTATTTTTGAGCGGTTACTTTAAATTTATTCTTCGGATTTAGTGGATGTTTGAAGTCGTTGTGAGCTTCCTGGTGATGCTTCTCGCATAAAGTAGCCATCCATTCCAAGTGATCGAGTTCCTTTCCTGAAATGCTTTTCCCGTCACTGTAGTAAGTGATATGGTGGATCTCCAGTCTTACTGAAGCTCCGCAGCAGACACATTGGAAATTATCCCGGATCTTTACCTTTCTCTTTACCTTCTCCCAATAGGGATTGTTCTTTAGAGATTTTCGGTAATTGGACGGACGGCCTCTTTTATGTTGTAGTCTACCCATTGGCTGCTTTCTTCATTTTCATGAAGCTTTGAGCGTTCCTTTCTGCTGTACTGATTAGATCGTCCTGCTCGTGGTGGGATATTTCACGAATTCCGGCAAGCTTTATTTCACCATCCATAATGGTGTAGTAGTACCTTTTTCCGTTGAAAACAAGCTCGTAAGTGTAAGCCTGGTCCAGATTCATTTCTGTGGTACCTTCTTTCACTTCCCTTGCAAGAGATTTGATTTTATTAAGAGAGGCGTTCACGTACTCCTTAGCATCTTTTTCTAATTTTTTAGCATCTTCCAAAGCAACTACAGCATCGTAGTGGGCTTTATCAATTGCAGGATGGTTTTCTTCCAGTTCTTCAATGTACTGCTGCCTTAGCTCTTCAATCTCGAATTCATCCATTACCCGAAGTGCGGTAAATTTTGACGTAAGGAATAAGAAATTGTCGGTCATGAATTTGTGTGCTTCATCCACGGTCTCAAATTGACCAAGGGACTGAGGGACGTCTTTTGATTCTGCTACGAATTCAATTTCGTCGGGGCGGTAATCTTCTACTTTTTTCATTTGTTGTTTATTAAATTAAATTTTAGTGCTAATCCGTCTTTTTGCTGGTGGCATTCTCTACAGGTAATAGTGATATTTCCAACATTCCAGCATTGTTCTGTTTGGCTGTTCTCTTTAGCTTTTTTAACTGAAATATCATGTGAGCAGTCAAGGCGGGTCCCTGAAGATTTTCCGCACTCCTCGCAGTAGTTATACCCGTACTCGTTAAATTGATTTTTCAGGGCTTCAGCTTTTGCTTTTCTTATTCTGCTGTCTATTTGGGGTTGTGTAACCCTTTCACCGGTGCTGGTCTGGTAAGTGTTCATACGAATTCAGCTTTTATTTCTTCATTAGGCAATGGGATTTGATATTCAAACATATTCCAGGCAAGATCCCGGCAAGCCTTGTGATACTCTTCCTGTTGAAAAGTGGAATTTTCGCTAGTGCTTTTTGGCTTCCGAAGGATCAACCCGGTTTCATCATCTACCAGCTCTTCGTAATTGAGGTTTGACTTTAGGAAGTGGTGCACTTCATCTTTTCCCCAGATTTCGGCCCACTCTTCCCGTATAATGTTTCGCCAGTGTTCGACAATAACCCCAAAGTAATAGGCGTTCTGTGGGTTGGATCTCTTTTTATAACAAAGACTGAATGTGATTTTAATTTGCTTCCTGTCATAAATTTGAACCGCCTCTTCTATCAAATCCCTGTTCTGGATTAGTTTTCCATCTTTAGGTTCTGTTATAATCTCTATTTTCTTTGGAGTACGCGCCATTACAATACTGCGTTTTTATATGCCTTAGCAGCTTCTAATTCATCAGTGAAAGATCCAATATGTTGGTTTCTACCACTGATAAAAGCTGATGCCTTCCATTTACTTCTACTTTTATCCCAACATACACCCGGGTACTTACTTGTATTATTTTTTTTACTTCGAGTAAGATTTTTTCTATTAGAAATAAGTTGAAGGTTTTCCAGTCGATTGTCTGTTTTATCATCATTCTTATGATCCACAACTACTTCTAGTCCTGAAGGAGTATGGCATAAAAAGCCCATTGCAACCAATTGGTGTATTTTGAAGGTTTTGTTTTTACCTTCTTTAGATAAAACCACAGTTAGATAACCTCTATAATTGGGAGCAGGTTTCAATATTCGCTCATTCAAAAACCTGCTACCTTAGCTGCTATTTACTTTTCGTCTTAGGGATTTTACGTTACCTAAATCGCTGATTTTGTAATATCCTTCAAATCCTTTCACATCTTTCCAGTTTTCCATTACACTACTTTTAAAATGGTTCGGTTTGCCCTTTTCTTCAGCAGGGATAGCTTATAGGATATTGCCAACCTTAGCCTATTGCGTAGGTTTTCGATGTCTTTTTCATTGCGCTCAACTTTAAGGATCAGAAGCTGCTCTTCGGGATTGGTGAAGCGTGGATCGTAGCACACGAAATACCATTTTTTACGACCTGTGATATACATGGAGCCTTGAATTTGCCAGTAATAATTGGGACAAGTTTTTTTAAAACTATCGACATCTATTATTACATTCAGGTAATGATCATGAGTTTTTGAGTCTAGGCATTTACTTTCAAAGCCAGCGTCTTCTCCAATTATACCATCCGGGGTGCAGCCTAAATGATCTCCTAATTCAATAAACTGCTGTTCTTTTCCGAAGTTGGTAATCTCGATCCCGGTTTCCTCCATGAATTGAACTGCGGCTTCAACTTCGTATTCTTTCCCATGTTCTGTTGATGCGGTAGAAAAACCTTTACTTTCAGAAGTAATACACTCAAGGTATTTATCGTAGGCAAATGAAAAACCTCCTTTTGTTAGCTGTGTTTGGTACTTCTCATTATCCGCATAACCCATGAGCCTATGGAATTCCGAAGAGGTAAATTTACCCCTGCGGGATTGTAGCCACGCTTCACGTTTTTTTATCTCGTTGATCTTCTCCAAGGCGGCTGCATGTTCCGCCCTGGATTGATCAATTTCCTGTAGGATACTATTCATCGCTCTTAGTGATGTTCACCCCAAGCTCGACCACGTCAAACTGTGGGATGTCGTTTCCATTTGAGCCTTTTACAGATCCTGTACAGGTGACTTCCACGCCCTGACCTACCTCTGTACTCATTAGGGCTTGTACAAGGATGGTTTGACCGCAAACGAAGGCTTTCTCCCCATCGTGAAGCTTTGCGAGGAAATAAGTGTCCCCTTTGCCGTCCGTGGCTTCTTTGAGCCCAAGGAAAAAACATCTTACTGGCTTGTCTTTTTCTTTGAGCCAGTCTTCTTTTTTCTTGTAGGAGACGGTCAACTGGCGGCCTTCTTCAGCGTTTTTTAATGCCCCTAGGGCGTTGGTAGATGGCATGATGAAAGTGATTTCCCCGTTGGCTGGTTTTAATTCTGGTTTTTCCATGATTTTAAATATTGATTGTTAAGGATTAATTATTTAATTTTTGAAGGCCCTGTTTAGCGCGGGGCTTTTTCGTTTTTCTTTGCCAGCCGGTAAAGCATGTACATGGCAGAAACTGCGGAGCAAAGCAGGAACATGATTACTATTAACTAAAGGTCCCACTGGTGCTCGAAGTATTGGATATAATCTTTCATTTTCTTAATTTTTTGAGCAGGTACTCTGTAGCTGCCGCATCGGTTAATAATGGCTTTTTCCTTGGCCGCTCTTCCTGCACGTCCACTCCCAGCATCTTGTAAAGGCGGGGCAGTTCCTTCTTTGGAAGGGCCTGTATTACGTGGTATGCAGTTTCAGCGGTCATTAGGCTGTTTCTTTTTGCTGTTTTAGTTCCAGTTTTAACAGGTCGATAATGGTCTGTTGGTACTCTTCGGGAATGCT